TTACCACTCCGCCCAACATTAAACAAAAATCTTTGTTCACCATTATCAGCTCTAAACCTTACAGTTCTATCAATATCATTATCGCCAGTTGCTGAATTTGTTAATACATCTAATCTGGCAGTTGGTGTTGTTGTTCCAATACCAATGCAACCCTCTGTTGAAATTGCCATTTTTGTACTAAAACCAGCTGAGTTTTGTGTTTGAAATTGAAAGCTACCAGCATTATCAGCACCATCCCTAAATGCGGCAACTGTTGCAAAAGTATCGCCATTATTTGAAAAAATAAGCTCACCAACAGCACCATCAGTACCATTTGTTCTTTTGCCATCAAGTTCCATTGTTGCAATTGAACTGGTTGTTGCATGATTTTCAATTGATAATTGAAAACTAGGGGTTGAGGTACCAATACCAATATTTGCATTACCCATTACAGTTAAGGCATTTGAATTACTACCAGAATTAACCCTAAAAGCATAAGCATTAGCATTTGTTGATGCTGTTTGTACATTAATACCATTTGCATTTGCACCAGTATCTGAATTATAAAAATAAGCTGTATAAACATTATTTGCATCCTCTCTTACATCCAATTTTGATTCTGGTGTACCTATATTAATACCAATCTTTGCAGTTGATGACATTATAATATTGTTTGAGCCAGATGTGTTACCAACAGCTAAAACAGAGCTTAATGATGGTGTGCCTGGTACAACTGGTATGCTATCATCTACATATTTTTTTGTGGCAAAATTCAAATCAGATGTTGGTGCAATTCCAGTTACTAAGCCAGTAAATGTTGCAGTAGTTCCAATTATATTATTAGTAAAAGTTGAGTTTGTTGGTGTTATAGTTAAATTTGTTGTTGCTAATGTATTATTTGCACTAGCTGTACCAAAAATTATTTGTGAACCACCATCAGCACCTTGCAAACCTATATGTGCATGGGATTTATTACTATCAACAAAATTACCATCATTTGGATTTCTTTGGGTGTTAAATTGTAAATTAGTGCCATCAAAATCAATAAATCCAGCATTGTTTGTACCAGTACCAATTATAAATTCACCAGTATCATTAATTAATAATTTTTGAGTATCATTTGTTCTGAATACCATTTTATTATCAGCATGACCATAGTGTATTTGACCAACATTGTTGTCACTTGTATCAGCGAAATTAATAAATGATTCGCCAGTATCTGAGGAAGATTTAATTCTAACTTCTGCTTGTGTATCATTGACAACAAGTTTACCACTATTAATATTTATATCATCATTTGCTGTAATTTCACTAGAAAATGTACCAGTTGTTCCGCTTATAGTACCACCAGTTACGTTACCAGTAACATTCCCCTCTAAATTAGCAACTAAAGTACCAGTAACAGTTGTTGCAAATGTATTCCCTGGCTCAACAGTTCCAAAACCTAAATTAAATTTTGGGGTTGCAATACCAGTTGATGCATCATAAGCCATTCCAACATATTTAGTACCAGTAGATACTATTTTACCATACCAGCCAATGTCTTTTGTATTAGCTGTATTGCCTTTGGCCATTTCAATCATATTATCACCAATAGCAATAATTGTTGAATCAATAATTGTAGTTGTACCATTTACTGTTAAATCACCAGCAATAATTAAATTACCACCAATTTTAGCGTTTGCACTTGTTTGAAATTGATATGTTGGAGTTACACCAATACCTAATCTAGTAGTCGATAAATAAACAGCGGATGCATTACCAAGGCCATCGCTTAGTAGTTTTGCAGTTCCAGTTAAATTTGTATTATCGCCTATTTTTAGGATTGCATTATAAGTATCTTGAACCCTTAAGCCAGTAAATGTAGTAGCCATATATTTATTTTAAACTACAAATTTAAGCAATTTTAGCTACCTTGATTTTCCTTGACCCCTAGATTTTTTCTTATAACCATTTTGACTTTTTGATGCATTTTTAGAATGAACACCTGGCCGCCTTTTTTTATGCTTTTTTCTGTAATTGTTTACTATGTTTTTAGCCATTGTTAAATTTAGCTTTATATAGTTTATAAATTAAAATTTTTAATAATACTATAACTAAAATTAATGTAAATATATTTGGATGTGATTCCCCACAAAATCCAAAAATGTGTTTTATAGTTTCCATTGTTTATTTATTTTTTAAAAAAACTTGTTGCTTTTTCTGTTGTACGCCCACCAAAATAAGCTAAAACAACTGCCATCATAACTTTTTCAAATGTATCATTCCAAGTTACACCGATATGAAATGGCACACTTTCAATACTATCTAAAATACCAGCTAAAGAAAAAACTACAATACACCACACCAATACTAATGGGCGTACATTTTTAGATAGCCATGAATCTGACATTGAATCAGCTTTCCACCTTGATGTAATTGATTCAATCTCTTTATTTTGTTGCTCGTAAATCATTTGTTGGAGCTTTATTTTATCATCATTTGATATTTTTGATTTACCAATTTCAGATAATGCCTCTTGCGGTGAACTCACACCGCTTAACACTTTGCCTAATGTTGGATTTATCATTGATGCCGCACCAAATAATAATTTACCGACAGTAGTTTCTTTGAATTTTTTTTTATTACTCATTATTATAAAATTTAAAATGCATTACAAATAAAATTAAATATAAATTAAATTCAGTCCAGTCATTTAAGTCATCTGCTGGATAGTAGCTAAACCCTAATAATGGGCCAGTAGTTAATTTTTCTACTATTGCAAATTCCCAGTTCATTTAACTATTTGTAATATCTATATATTTAGTTTTACCCTTATCTCTGACCGCTTTTAATATGCGGTTTCTATTAACTGAATCACTTACATAACTAACATGGACCCAGTCAGGATTTGTGCTATCACCAAACTCCCATATCATGCTATCAAAGTTTAAATTTTCTTTTATATAATTAAACATTTCAGCATTTGTTTTATAGCCATAGATGTCATCAATATCCATTGCATATCCAAAACAATGTTGCGAGGTTTGTTTACCATTTTTTGATGCTCCGCCAATAGCTTTATTAAGTGCCTCAGACCTATAAAAAGAATTTATCTTTATTGGACCACCAACCCATTTTCTAAGCGGCTCAAATATGTTTTCTGCAACCGCTTTCATATTAGATAAAATGTTGCCATCTGGTGTATTTGCAAGTCCTAATCGCATTGCTGTAATACTTTTAGTAGCTTCTTTTTCAGAAATGTGTTTACTAATCATAATTTATTTTTAGTTTATTGTTGCCCTTCTAGGTTTTGTGCCTTCTAGCATTATTTCATTAATTCTTTGCTGTATTTCATCTTTTGTAGCTGTAATTTTAAAACTTAAATCAGCTTTCCATTGGCCTCTGGGTTTACCATTTTTATCTAGTAAAATAATTATTGGCACAGATTTAATCTGAGACCTTAATGAGGGTGCCTGGTCCTCTAATAATGCAAATTTTACTTTTGCATTTTCAATGCCTCTTAAATTAAAATTATTTGATACATTCCAACTAGCGTTAATATGCATCAATGTTAAATCTTGAGCTTTAACACAAACCGCAACCAATACAAATATCACACATAATATAAATTTTTTCATCTTTTTTTATAAACTTTATCTTCTAAATCTTTTATTGCCTCTTTATTTTCCTCAACATCCTCTTTAATGTTTTCTGTTAATTTATCAATTTGAACAATGTTAGTTCTAATTAATTCATCTTTAAATTTAAACTCCATTTGTTGTACAAATTCATCACCAGAAAAATTATCAATTTTATTTTGTAAATCAGTTATATCGCCTTGTAATGTAAACCACATACTAGCTAGTGAAATTGTACCAGCAATAATAATTCCGATTGTTTTTAAATCTAGTTGTACGTTAGTATCCTCGCTAATTTTTGTTGCCATCTTGTTTTTTACTTTTAATTTTTTGTATTGTATAAATTATGGTTGCAATTAGCAAAATAATTCTCAATGTAACTTCAATATTTGTCATTGATAATCCTAGGGCTAATGTGTTAAATGTGTATATTTTCATGTCTTGTAATGCCATTTTTTTTAATTTGTTTGTTCAACTTTATTTGATAATTCTAATATTGCCCTAAAATATGTATGGTCTGTCAAATCCTCTTGTAAATATGTTACGCCAGAATTTTGAACTGCATAACAATTAAAATTATTAGATGTTAAATCAAATGCACTTTGATTTTTAGTTATAATTAAATTCATTATATCACTCATAATTGTATTAGCTTGTAAATCACCACCAGTTGTACTCTGAAATCTAGTAACAACCTCAATTCTAGTAATACATTCAACATTATATTTTGATTGGTTATCATCAATTGCATTTGTTGATAAACCATAAACTCTCACATAAGGGAATGATACATTATTAGGTACTCTGTTATAAAATGGCACATTTGCACCATTATAACTTATATTACCACCGCAAGTTGTAATTATTTTTTGTCTTATAAATTTTATAGGGTCTTTCATTATTTTGTTGCTTTTTTTAGCTCTTGTTCTAATTTTTGTAATAATTCATAAAAACCCTCTCTAACTGAATTAAAAAAATATGGTTGTGGCTTCATTGTAACCTCTCTTTTACCTTGGCCACTAAACATAGCTTTTATCATTGATGCACTTATACCTAGTTCCTCAGCATCATTAGTATTTATGGCACCACCAGTACCAAACTCAATATAAGGTGCATATTTTGCAGTCGCTTCAACATACGCTTTATTCTTTTGTGAACCATAGCTAATGGATTGTTTTAAATTACCAGTATCAACAGGAACTTTTTTTACAGCTTTTGATACTATGTTAGCGGCTGTATAACCTATTTGACTACTTAGTTTTTGGTCGCTAATTTTTTTAAGTTTTTTTAACTTTTTATTTAGCAAAACTAAATCACTCCTATTTATTTTAAAAC